GTATCCATTATTGTATACCGATGCAAAATATTACGCAAAGAACCAACACATTCACCATAATTAAGCGCATAACGCTCAATACCAGTTTTTGCTGGAGTACCCATGACAAGTTGACTCGAAACTACATCTGTATGATCCTCAGCTTGTAACTCAAAAAAGCTGGGTACAACATTAGTACCATCAGGACCAATATGACCAGCAGGATTTGCAAATTCAAAATTTTCCGCTCCACGAATGAAGAAATTCAAATTAATTGAACCTGAAACCGGTGCTGTTAAGCCAGTTAAAACTCGCACTGTTAGGATACCATTATCGATACCCAAACGTGGTGCTAAAGCATTACCTTCTGACCAATTATCTTCTATTGTTTGATCGATCTTTAACCAAGGCAAATCTTGGTGATATGGAATTCTAATTTCCACATCATCTCTCTCACCAATATCTAAGATTTCAGTGTAAACAGCATTTTCTGCTGGATCAGTAGTTGTGATATCACCACGTGGATCATACGAAATTTTCAAACGTCCTTTGTGAAATTTAGTACACACTACTTTCACACGTAATATAAGATCACCCCGCCAATGTTTAAACATCGAACCAATATAAGATAAAGGCACATGCTGTGTTTGTTTACCAACATTTACGGATAACGTATTTTTAACATCAACAGAAGTTGCTTGAAAAGGATTTACACGCATATTCCACAATTGCGTTCCATCTAAATCAGTTGTAGACCAAGAAGTTGCTGAAAAATATGATTCTTTCGTTTTAAGATACGATAAACTCAATTCATCAGCACTTCCAATACCATGTGGACTTGGATCAATGGAAAGTTCTTGTTTTGGATCAAGTGCTAATTTTTGCACTTGTGTACCAATATGGGCACTAGCTAACATTGGACCATTCATAGGTTGGTAACCATGTACATCACTAATGACTGGAACATTGGTGAAACCAAATAATGTAGCAATTTTTGAGACTGCTGAAGCCCCTATTTCTGTAGCTCTGGCAAAACGACCTATAATAGGTACGTGTGTCAAGCTTTGAGCAATAGAAGCCAAAGCAGATGCTGGAGCAGATACAACTCCAGTTCCATATTCATCAGCTTGTAATACTAATTTAGAAGTTGGACCCATCAATTGAACATCTGACATCCATGCATAAATACGCACAGTTACTGCTGTCGTACCTCCTGTCACAGCTGTTTTCAAAGGGTTATACACTACAAAATTAAGTGTTCCCATATTTTCTACCTCATTTGCACTGGTTATATCTAACCAATTCTTATGCAAAAAGAAAGGTAATTTCATTTCACCACCAGCATTAGCTTGTGGGTACAAATAAAATCCTGGTTGTTGCGAATATGGCACCAACGTTGGATTTATTGGGAAAGTAGGGATAATTTTATCCCCTACAAAACCCAAAAGAGGCGAATAACACATTCGCATCATACCATATTGAAATGGCGTTCCATTTAAAATAACTTTAATATGAAGATTACCACGCAAAAAAGCGTAATTATCAATCTTCTTTTTAATTTGTGTGTTATTCAAAAATAAATGCCACGGTTTAATGGTATCTAAGATAGTAATTGGACTTGAAGTAGTCCATGTTATGGACCGAATAAGTGTTGGACGTGAAAGAAAACTTCCAAGTCCAATGTCTTCAGTCCCATCAACAAGAGCGACATTATTTGTGCTTGACGGAGCGTCAACACATACACCACCCTCATTATCAATAAAAGTAACTGTTTGTTCAACAGTAGTGGAGCTACCTATAGCTTCACTGGTAATGACACTTTCTGCTTCTTCAAAAGTCGCAGATTGAAGTTCAAAATATTGGGGATTCTTACTAAAATGTTCAAATGGGATATCCTTTCCCATAAGACAAGTGGTGGTACTTCCGGTGACCACCTCAACACTTTCTTTATTATCATTATTATTACTTTTTTGTGACCTATGTTCAACAGGAGAGATCGGCCAAGACCCAACCTGCGTGGGGGATACATCTTTCGATGCTCGCCAGAATCTATCGACTAGATCATCCCACCCTGGGAGAGTTGTATCCGTCACATATTTATCAAATGGTTCTTGTGTAAGAACATTTCTGAAAAATCTATGATGGTGTTCGAAAATTTCTTTACCATAAAAGAAATATTCGGAATTTGCACTCGATATTACCGCAACCATTTGCGCATATTTATCGATTGTCTTTGAAGGCACCCACGTAGTGAGTGACTTGTGAATTGATTGTTCCTCTAAAGGACAAAGCCAAGCTTTAACATCTTCATCATAACGCCATTTGCGTTTCAAAAATTGACATTCACCAATGGAAATATAGGGTACAGATTCTGACTCTTTATCTGCCATGGTGTACGTTACACCAATCTTTATCAAAACGGATTGAACAGCAGTATGATTAAACCAATCTGCTCTTACAGAAACACCCATAATATTATCATCACCGTACGTAAATAAATGCACATTTGATTTAAAACTAACGCATGTAAATTTTGGATTCAACATGGTATAACAATATCTCATATAAAGACTGTTAACAATTGAATTAATAATAACAGTCAAAGGATGTCCTGAAGGATTAGTACCAAAAAATTCAATTAAATCGGCATTAACACTGACTACTGGAAATGCCACATCCTCACCTATACACATAATTTCGCGGACTTCGTCTGGTTCGAAACCCGCTGCTTCATATATGTGCGCAATTACTTGAAAAGCAGCAAGAATGAAATCAGCGATCATGGTTTTATCAAACCAAGCATAATCACCGGCAATGATGCGGTCAGCACCAAATTCTGTCAAATAATCATGCACTTGACCCCACTCAGTAGATTGACAAACAGTACCTGGTCCAGCTTCAAAAACAAATTTATTTTTCTGAACCAATCTAACAAAAGTCAATAAACGAGAACGAACGACTAAACTCCAATCAACAGGAGCTCCTGTAAAAAGTCGAGTTTTCTTATTCTCAATTTTTGTAAAAGAAGTGGCCTCGTCTTTCAAATGTCCAGTATAAACTGGATAAGCTCGTTCACCTTTTGCGTATTTACCCAAAATAATATCAACACGTTCTAAAATTTCAGGTGAAAAAGATACGCCTTCCGGATAAAATTCATCTGGATCAGTATGCAAAAACTTCTTTTTACTACATGCCCAAGGAAAACCCATAGATGTACTAACATTTAGACGATCTACAAATTTCACTCCAGGTAAACCATTAATACTAGCACGCGTAGATAAAAATATGAGTTCTTTTTCCCAATCTTGAGGTAAACCCTCCAAAATATCCTTTGCAAACTGATGTACACAATGTTGTAACACGACGCGATCATGCGTCACATTTGGTTTAACCATTTGTACAATATTTTTCCGCCAAGGTTCCCAGCCTGACATAACAGGTGCGCCATATTTGATCTTATAATCAAAATGATCGCACATAATATCAGCCATAGGTGTTTCACACACACGACTCTTGGGTTTGGGTCGAAACCCAGCAAAAGAACCATATATATTAGCTACACCAGTCTCCAAATATCTAACCACACTTTTATGGTGTGGTTCAGTTA